AAAGAAAACTTTCATGAAATGTGGAGAAGATGGTTTGCTGATAAAATAGATTTTTCCGAAGAAAATATACAAAAAGTCCAGCCGATAACAATAGTTTTTAATGACAAAGATACTAAGGATACGGTATTTGAAGTTGTTAGAATAATAATCAATAATATTTTGTAAAGGAGAATCGGTAATGGAAGAATTTGCAGGATATGTTATTGTTGTTTTAATTGTTATCGGGTTTATGACTTTATTAATTAAAGCCTTTGGCAATAGATCCCTATATGATTCCGAATTTATTTTCAATAAAGCCATTATAAATTTGAATAATGGAGAAATAATATCAATCGATGTTAAGGAATGGATAAATTATAGAGAATCTACTGCCATCAAAATTATTTCTCAAGACGGGAAAGTCTATTATACAGATCTTAAGAACTGTGTTTTAATAAAAGAATGAGGGATAGCAACTGCTATCCCTCTTTATTTTTTATCTTAAATCGGTTATATTATTAAATTCATTTTGTAGAATATTTACATATTTCTCATCACTATCACTATAGAACTGATTAAATACGTCATCAGATATAGTGTAATAACCAGTTTGTCTTAACTCATTAGGATCAGCATGATATTTTTTACAGTAAGCCTTTAAAGCTAATGGATTATTCTGAAGCAAATCGTATAGTTCCTGTATAGATTCTTCATGCTGTTTTCTTGCAAAGTCCTGCTGAAGAATAGCTTTTTGAGAACTGAGTATATTTAATTGCTGCTCAACATCTTCATTATTTTGAACTATTTCTTGACTTAGATCTGTCATTATTTCTTTTGTATAGAGAGGTTCATCATTAATGAAATCTTCTTCAGTTCTAATAGGGGTTTTTTCTATACCGAATCTGGACATTAAATCTTGACCTTCATACCATACATATAATGCTAATAGATATGAGAATACTTGGTCGTCATGCCCATCATCAACATGCTCTATTCTACCATTTTTCTTTATTTCCAATTGACATAATTCGTCATATAGTCTCTTAGAAATAAATTTATCTTTATGATACCTCATACGCTCTTTCAAGATTTCCATTAATTGATCTCTTGTCTTAGCGGTCATATCGGTACCATATACTTTTACTTTCTTAGTAGTCTTTATAGTTCTTATACCGTCATATCTTTCTTCAAATACTTTATCTTTAATTTCATAATATAGATTCTTCTTTATTTCTGGTTTAGATAATAGATATGATAATACAGCTGCACCATAGCCACCATTTCGTTCTACGTTAACGACGGCATTTGGCATATATACTGTAATTAATTCATATACTACCCTAGCTAAATCTGTTACCGGTATATAGTTACAGTTAAAGTCTGCACACACTTTCGTTGTTCGAGAATCTATAATAGTAATTGCTGATGAGTCTCTATTGAAACCTCCAGCAACGTCGACACCTATTATTGGAGGATATCTAAAGTTGATGTCTTCATATACTTTAAATATATAATGACAGTTACCAATCATTATTTCTCTAATAGGCTCTCTTAGTAATGTCTTTACAGTATCCAAATCAACCTTATCGAAAGGTGAGTTAGTTGCAGTTTGTGCCCACTCAAGTAATACTTCTCTTCTGATCGCAGACCAGTTATTTTGAAGGTCTTTAACCATTGCATCGAAGTAATCTTCTCCAGAACCTAACTGCTGATAAGTAAATCTCATATATACGAAGGTAGATTTAGTATTTACTGCTAATAAATCTCTTAATTGCTCAAGAGTCATATCATAATACTGCTCACTAAATGGAGTAGCATTGACTCTGGTATAGTTTGCAGATTGTCCTTCTTCTGTTAATAAATCTCCAGGTGTTGTTGTAATCAACATACCATAAGGACCTCCCATATCTCTAGCATTTTGAGCTGCTCTAGAGAATGCAGGAGTAGCTGATTGATATATGATCCAGTTGAATGGGATAAATGCATACTCATCATACCATATAAATGGAACTGTACAACCACGTCCAAGCGAGTTTGCCAATATCTTATTTCTCGCTGATGGAGCCGTTTTAATTTTATTATTATTAATTGGATTGGTTATAGTTTCAACACTATTAGGAGCCTTTAATTTTTTACCATCCATACCGTACTGTTGATCCATTCTAAGGTATTCTGGTAAAGCTGCTCTAATCTCTTTTAAACGTTGAAGGTTTAATTTGGAGTCATCTAATTTCTTATTTAAAAACATGAATTCAGAGTTTCTTGTTCCAAATAAGAAACACCATAAATATCTTACTATTGCAGCAATAGTTTTACCATGCTGACGAGGTAATTCAAGAAACATATTCCAGTTAAGTACAAATCCAAAATTTAATGCTAAATTACCACGATGTAATTTGTACCTGGCACCACCGTTAACTTCACCACCAGAGATAGGTATTCTTACTACTTCTCTGATAAAGTACCAGTAGTTTCTCATACATTCAGCAAGTATTTTTTTCTTCATATATAAATTAAGTCTTGGATCTCTTGGATCTACTCCTTCGAGATCTGTATCATATAATGCTAAGAAGAATGCATTATTTTTTATACCTTTATGACGCAAATAATAGTGCATATCTAGAAAACTCTGATTAGTTGTAGACATTTGATATGCAACTTTAATCTGTGCTTGAGGTAGTTGCCTTACCATATTCTCTCGCTCCTTTCCTCAATAATTTATTAATTATATGAATGTTAAACATAAACAATAAGCATTGATGTAAATAATTACTGCCCATGAAACAGTTTAGTAAATTAAATTTTTAAAGGATTACAATACATATGATTGGCATCAAATAATTAAAAAATAAAATAAATAAAAAGAAATGGAGGAATTAATCATGTTTTTATTAAAAAGAAAAAATATAGCTAGATTTGAAAAGGTTAGCTATGAAGAATTCAAAAGAACAATTTTAGATCTTTATTTTACAGATGATTATAGGATTAAGAAAGACTGTATGTTTGGTGTTCTTATCTATCCGTCTGCGATAGACGAGTTTAGATTAGATGATAAAGTAAATAAAGATGATTTGGAGAAGTTTATAAAAGATGCATATGATAAAATCGTTATTCCAGAAGCAAAGACAATAGGTTCTGCTGGACATGATTTTACTATTCCTTTTGATGTAGCTATCAGATCAATATATGGATGCAAAAATACATCCGAATTATATAACTGCAGTATAATAATACCAACTGGTATTAGATGCTGTATTGATAAAGGATGGGTACTTGAAATATATCCTAGAAGCGGCTTGGGAATTAAGGGATTAAAGATTGAAAATACTGTTCCTATTATAGATCAGGATTATTATTATGCTGATAATGAAGGACATATTCTATTAAAGATAACCAATGAAAGCAAAACCAAAGAACCTTTCAAGTTTATTGGTGGAAAAGATAGAATTGCTCAAGGTTTATTTAAAATATATGGTACAGCTGGTAAGCCGAATAAGCAGAAAAGAACTGGTGGATTTAATTCCACTTCTGAAGAAGGCTCTATACTTATAAAGAAACGTAAATAAAGGAGGAAATGTATGTATGTTCAATTCAAATAATAGCGAATATGCAATTGTAACGGATAATGAAGTTGCACAAATATTATCTCATTTTAATAACGACTATGTATACGCTACAGTAACAAGGAGTATATCCGAAAAGTTAAGACCATATAGTATGAGTTTGCCTAATATTGTTATATCATATGAGCAATATTACAAACAAGCAACAGATAATTATCCTGATGTAAAAGATGCCATCTGGGAAGCAAGAAATGGAGTTTATGAACAAATAATAAAATTATTATGTGACGCATATCAGCTGGTATTTAATGATACTGAAGATCTTTATTCATCAGCTGTTTATCTATATGATTTCTTGGTTTCTAATTTCCAAAATAATATAATTACCTTCTTTACAAATTATATTCTGAAAGAAAAGAACAGCATCTATGATTTATTAAATCTAGGTGCTTTAAAGAGAAATAAAGATACTAGTACTATGTATAGTAAGAAAATTTATAAACATACAAGATTAGGAATAATATGTGCTAATCTTGAACGTGTAATTGA